TTTCCAGCTATTATACCAAAGTCAATAAACTCATCTGCATTAACATCCCCTGCTGCAATAATAGTATAACTTGCTGTTTTAGTTTCTGGCATTACCCAAGCTGTAATTGTTCCAACAGTATCAGCAGCGGTTTGTCTATCAGTTCCCCAAGCATCTACTTGAACAAAATCATCAACACCTTCTAGAACTATAGCTGGTCTAGGGTCTATCTTCTCACGAAATATCAATACATCTCCAGCTGCCATTTTTAATTATCGGCTATTATGCCTGCTTTCTCCAAAGCTAATATTATAGAATTTATTGCAGTTTCGATAGGAGTATCATCAGTTGCATATGTTCCTGTAACAGATAAATCAGTAATAGCAGCTGATCTTACGTCTTCTCCATCTTCCATTATTTCTTTTCCTTAGATTTATTTTGTACTACTTTTTCGGGTACAGAAACAGGCTTAACAACAAAATCTGGGTATTTTTTCTCAAGGATTTCCAGAGCATTTTTAGCTTTGAATATAATTAAATCTTTTCTCTTATCTCCAACTCTATTAACAAACTCTCCCATAGTAGACCATCCACCTTCACCCTTTTCTTTTCCATTAGGATTAGGGTTTGCAGCAATTTTATAATCAAAATCTCTTTCAGTAAATTCTCCAGAAGCTAACCATTTCAAACGTTTATGATGTTGTTTAAGATTATCAAGAGTCATTATAATGCTGTATTGGAAATTAGAGCGATATATTCAGGTCTTACTAACAATGTAATTCCGTTAGTTCCAATTCTAATCTTTCTTCCAATTTGTTCCTCCGTAATTATACTTGTCTTTAATCCTGAGAACTCTTTATAGATTGCTCCTCTCTCTAGGTTTGCAACCATAGCAAAGTCAGCAGTAACATTATCTGAGATTATAACCTGTTTACTATCAAACATTAACAAAGGTTTATTCTCTACAAGTTGACTAGAGAATCCAGGGAAACTAGAACCTTTAGTAGTAACTAACCAAACCTTCAAATTTTTATGATCCTTTGGATTTAAATAAATTTTTAAGACTGGATTTCTGTTTGTTCCTTCTCTAATTAATTGTTCAGCTTCTGCAACATCTTCGTACGGATTTTGTCCACTAGCTGCGTCCCATGCTGCGTTAGAGGTTACGTCGTTAATAGTTGATGGGGATTGTGATTCACTTACAACATCCCAAACATCTTTATCTCTATCAAAAGCTACAGCGTCAGTTAAATCTTCTACTGTGTTTAAGAATACTTGGACATCACTATCGGTTTCATCTTCCATATCAATCATTTCAGAATCAAGTAAATATTTTTTAGTGAAAGATGTGTTTCTAGTCCATGTTCTTCTTAGAACGAAAGGTCTTGCCCCATAAGCAATAGCTGATATTTTCGCTGGAGTGGTTGCTGTTAAAAGTCCTGAAGTCTTTTGGTACCATCTAATCTCTCTTGAAGCTGTAGTCTCATTTTTTACTTCACCCTTAAATATACTTGCTTCTTCCAGCATATCTTTGCTAACTTTATCAATATCTAAGCCTTTGATTAATGCTTGTCCTGCTCCGTCTGCCATTATTCTTCTTCCTCTTCTTCTTTAGGTTTTTCTTTTTCTTCTACCATTTTGATTATTAAGCTAAGTCTACCGATCTAGGCATTAATTCATATAAAAATCTTGCTCCACTTGCAGCAGTTTGTAAACATGTTCCTACAATTTGTTCAGAATTAACGTCAGCATCTACTAACCTATTTACTGGGCTTGTACTTGCGTCCATTTGTATCGCTTCTCCTACTGTTACACCTGCAACTCCCGCTGTAGCTCTAAAGATTCCACCTCTATAAAGAGATACGCTGGCACTTGCTTCCGCCGCAGTGACTTCGGTATGAACAACACCTGCACAAGGGTCTCCATCAGCTGATCCAACTATTGCAGTCATAGGGTCTGTTAGTTTTAGAATTGCTCCTTGTTCCATTGCCCCACCAGTAGCTTTAGTAAAATTAATAGGTAAATGTGTCTCAACAACTAATTCGTGTTCGTCAGCCATGCACTAAGGTAACCTTAGTTCTTATTTAAATCTTTGTGAAATCAGCGTTTTATCTTAGTTTCACAAAATTTAAGAAATTCCTTTTGAACCTTAAGAGTTAGCTCTTTTTGTTTGATGTTTGCCCTACAACCCTTTATGAATTTTTGATGAACTTCCCTAGCTGACATCTTTAATTCTTCTTTAGATTTCGCAATAGAACCTTTGATTTGTTTGATGTAGTCTTTGCCTTCTTCTGCCTGATGCCACCAAATAGCTTCTTCTTCACTATCTGCCATAAGTGTACCTTTTCCTAAATCAGTTACCAAATTCAGTCTTTCCTTCGGACATTTCTTTATTTATTCTCGCTCTGTATTCTTTAGGATTTTCTTCTTTACTTGTATCTTTTTGTCCTCCAGCTTCAGCTCTACCGCCAAGTTCTCTTTTAGCCATTATTGCTTCTTCTCTGTCTAAAAGTTCTTCTCGCTTTGTATTTGCAGCTTCCATTTTTTCTCGTTCTTCTCTTGCTCTTTCAATGATCGGAGTTGTTTCATACTTATCCCCGTTCTCTTTAGCTCCAATTGAATCTTCTTTTCCCACTTCCTCAACTTCTTGTTTATTTTCTTCATTCATTATAATCTACCCCCTTTCAGATTAATCCTAACCATAAAAGTCCATATTTAACTCCTTCAATAGCATAAGGACCAGTATAAACTACAACAAGATACCACATTAAATATTCAAGTCTAGTTAACCTTTTTTCAAAACTATTATTCATTTCCCACTCCCTTCAGTTGTATCTGCTTTGTCACTTGCTTTAACATTATCTCCGTCTTTCTTTTCATCTCTAATTAAATCAGCTTCTATAGGAGTTGGGAATTCTAGTTTTATATCCAGTCCTAATTGAGATTTGAAATTCTCCATAATGAATTGTTGATCGTCTCTAACGCTTTGTTCAAATCCTAAGAATAGAATTTTAGCACTTGCTTCTACAGTTTGTTTAGCAGAACCTACTACAACATCTGGAGTGTTTGTTGCTTGATAAAAGTAATCAGTTAAATCTCTAATCCATGGTAAAGGGTCTAAAGTTGAGAATTGAGGTACAGACATTCTTTCAGCCGAAGCTGCTCCCATCGGGATATAAATGTTTTCTCCTAAATTAACTGTTTTATCTGCTTTTGCTTGGAATGCTGCAATCTTTGTAGTGTCATCTGTATCTAGTTGCCATATCCAAAGAGGTTTAACATATCTATGGAAAACTGTTTTTAGATCAGACATTGCTTCATTTCTCATTAAGATGATATTTTCTATTGCTGTTATAATTCCAGTCCCATGAATTTCATCTGCGAATCTATTTTTAGGTAAGTGAAATATTTGATCTACCCTGAATGTTATATTAGGTCTATCTTCACCTTTTGTGCTTTGTTCGTATCCTTGTAGCATTCCAAATTCATCTGTTACTATTCCTGTTACAAAAGGATCCATGGGTTTTAGATTTATTAGATTGCTTCCATCGGGTTTTATAGGTTTGTTTTCTTTTGTTATTATTTCCCAGAAAGAATCTCCTCCTACATAATATACTTTAACTCCATTTTGAATTAGAGTATTTATTGTGTCTTTACCAAATCCTTTTATTTTTTCAAGTATTTTCATTGTTTTCTTATCTGCAGTTAATCCTTTTCCTATAACCCATTTAGATTTAGTATCTATTGTAGATTTTAATTCTGGGATATTTTTGTAGTACCATAAGTAAGTATTAAATTTAGTGTTAAACCAAGGTTCATTTCTTCCACTGTCAGTTGTTTCACTAGATCCTGAGAAGTCTTTGACTATATTAGTCATATCTCCTACGGTTGAACTTGCTATATCTTGTGCTACCATTTTAAATTGTGTATGTTATTCTTGCTCCGAAAATCTCATCGTTAGTATCTAATGTTGAAGTTGAGAAAAAATATCCATGTGTAGAATTATTTATTGTCGCGTTTGTAATTGTTGTTTGTGCTGTGTTGAATGCTGTTTGTGCTGATAAGTTAGAAGCAGTTCCATTTTGGGAGTATCTGCCTAAAGATATTGTTTCAGCTTCTGCTGCTGCATTTCCAAATCCTATAACTTCTGTTACTATAGCACCATTTGGTAAAAATACTGGTGCTACAAGGAATTGTGAAGTTCCACCATTAACACATTTTCCTTCTTCATAATCTGCTACCTGTGTTGCAGGTGCTGATGTTTTAAAGTTGGAACCTGTGCAGCTCCAAAAAGATGTTCCTGTTGTTGCTATAGCCGTTTCTCTTACATCTCCTTGTCCGAAAAGTTCTTTATTGTTTGGTATGTCTAAAGCCATTTTATACTGATTGGAAGTCCTGAACTGAACTATCATTTAATATTTTTTCAATTTGTTGCATTCTGTAGATATGGCAAGTCATCATATCCTCTGCTTCAATAAGACTTGTATATCCTGCTGTATTGTAAGCTATTAGTTGAGTTCCTGCAAATCTTGCAGCCCACTCTGTGAATAAGAATTTTATGTTTGCTGTGAGTCCTGCCCATCCTCCTATTAAGTCAAGTTTTACTAAGCTGCTGAGATAACCTGCCGCGTAATCGTGTAGAAATTGATGATTCGCTGTAACATCTCCTGTTGCATCTACATTTTCTCCTGCCATAAATTGCATTTCTGCTACAGTGACTATTGTGAATGCCATGATTTTTTTAGTAGATGTAGATATTTAAACTTTTATCTTTCTCTGCTTCCCATACAGCTCTGATTATTCCTTCTGTTATATGAGAATAAGAACCGAATATTTTTTCATCTTCATGTTGGATTGATTCTAGTGATAATTTAACTTCATCATCATCTAAAAGTTTTATTTTATTATTTTCCATTAATGATAATAAATTCATATACATGTCTTCTTTTAAGATTTTTTTCGATTTTTTCCCGTCAAAAGTTGTTTTTCTGCTTGAATTGTTTAAAGCATCTGTTATTCTTTTTGTTGTTTCTTCTTGCATTAATTCAGAATAGACTCCGAATCCTATCCCTCCATCATCAACACCGATTTTTCTATAATTGTAAGATCTGTTTAGTTGGATTATTCTTTTTGTTGTGTCTGTTGTAAAATTTCTCTTTTCTATGATATTTTCAGTTTGTTCGATAAATCCATTTGTGAATTTCTCAACTCCTTCAAAAGTACAATCATCTTTACCAAATCCTGCAATATCTACTCCTAGATAGTGCTTTGTATTTCTGTTTATAGTCTCTTTTCTCTTTAATACACATATTTTTTTTAGTAAATTATCGTCAAATAGTCTTTTTAATTCATCTGTGAATACTGCCATATATTCTTGGGCATAGGCGAGTTTTGACAATCTTTCTTTACATGTAGCTAAGAATTTTTTACTATGTCTTGGGCATTCATCCGCATTTATGTAATATTTTTTGAATTTTGGGTCTTTTGAGCATTTATAGAAAAATTTCTCTGTTCCATCTTTGTGTAGTTTTCCATTAGGTGTTGAAGCTATATCCATGCTCCCTCCAATTACAGATAACATTGGCATAGTTGCTATGAAGTATTCCTCACTCATTCTTGAACCTTCATCTGGCATAAGTTTCTTAATTGTGAATCCTCTTAGTCCTTCTCCAGTTTCTCCTGCAGCATGACATAGGATTCCAGTTCCGTTTTTGAACATTATTCTGTGCTTTGTGGGTTTATCTTCTTTGTTTTTTTTGATTAATTTAGAATATTTTTCTTGTGCATAAACCATAGCCTTTGCCAACATGTGATAAGCTTGTTTTTCTGTAATTGAGTTTATTAGGACAAATTCTCCTTTTTTGTAGTGATTAATGCAAAGTTCTACTGCTCTAATACTCATAGCTGTTGTTTTCCCATCTTGACGGCAAGTTAATAGAAAATTATCTTGATTTGGGTCTGGGTCAAAACAGTATTCTTTTTGCCAGGGATCAAGAGTTAGCCAGGGTCTATTTAAATCATATTCCATATAATATTTTAAGAATCTAGCATTTTTAAAATTTTTGTGCGGGAGATCCATAAGCATGTCTTTAAAGAATTCAAGAATCGCATATTTACTTTTTGATATTAAAATATGCATATATACCCTGATTTATACTAGTGGTTGTGTTATCGGAGAGGGGCCCCAATATCAACGTTGTTTCTCTTTCCTTTCCCCGCGACCAGATGGAGCGGGTATCCTGTCACGAGGAATGTCCCGAGTGACTTCGATTGCATTTAATTACAATACATAAATTCAATAAAGCATAATTCTGCTAAAGAAACGGAATTATATTTATGTAATTTGTTGTATTGTATCTTCTTATAATTCTTATAAATTTAAGGGAAATAAGGTCTTGGTTTCCTTGTTGCCCACCACACGAGTAGGGCTAAAAGCACTACTCCAACTATAGCTGCTATTTTTTCCATTCTGTTTCTCCGTTGTGTATTTATTTATACCATTCTAAATAAATACTCAACATTATTCTCCAAGAAATACTTAAAAGTTTATGTATTCCCCAACTAAACTTATTGGGTATTTCTTGTTCCCCTTCCCCGATCCCTGGTCCAAGGGTTCCTGGTCCCGATTGAACTAATAGGGAAGACTTACTGAGTGCTACTTACTAAACTAAAAGCGTAGCAATAGTTATGTATTAACTATTAGATTCCCTTCCCCAGCGGAAGCTATCACCGCTGGGTTCCCCTCCCCAAATTGCTAAAAGTGCATACAATAGCTATTGTATGCTGTATTCTTTTAGTAATTTTAGTATTTTTTGGTTTTCAAAGAAACGTTTGAAAACTTCGTACAACTTGATTGTGCGAACTTCTATTCATTCCTCCTCTTTTAACTTTTTAATAAAATTATGCGTTTCATCAATTTTCGGTAATCGAACTGGCGGCCATAAGCCTGGCGAGTGGTGTAATAGATGTTTTGTACATCGACGAAAATCGCGATTTTCTTCACGGTCGAACCTGCTGGTGGCATAAAAAAGGGCAAGACCTCAAGGTCCCGCCCTTTTTGCCCTCAACCCCATTTAAGGAG